GTCATTTTCTTCGCAAATGTTTAAACAAAACCAGTTTAAACGCAAACACGAACGTTCGCAAGTCCTTTTCCAAAAATATATATACCCCCGGGGTCTTCCATTTTGGACATTGACGGGGGTGGTTGGGGATGCGAACGTTCTCAGTGTTGGGGAAGAAGTAATCGGGGGAGTGGAATACAGTGTAAGCGAAGGAGGGGGAGGTAAGCGGCACGTCTGGGGGGGTGGGGTACGGCGGGGTCGCCACACACCACGCATCGATGCCACTGCCACCACGCCGATGACCGTACTGCTGGAGGGACGTGTAAACGTCACGCACGCACTACGCACAACGTCATGCACTAGCCTTGCGTTCGCGCACAAGCTTCAAGTGCTGACCAAGCTCCCGCTTGAGTTGCTCCGCTGTCACTGCTTCGGGCTTGTCTGCGTCCGCCTGTGTAAACAGACCCACTGATTTGCCCAACAGTTCCAGTGCTTTTAATTTCGTGCCTTCCTGTTTGGCTTGTTTACTGTGCGCCACAAGTTGTCTCAATATGTACCGTTGCGTTGCCGCTCGATCCTCCGCGAGATGCTCCGCTGTTTCCTCCAGTGCGTCTTGCACCATGCTTGCAATGCGTGGGTCTCTGCTCAGCTTGTATGCTGACGTGGTGATGCTTGCGTCAGTCCCCGCGCTGTTTGGGTATGCATCCCTATACGCTTGTTTGTAGGTTTTCCCTTGTATCAGCCCTTGAGCAAACGCTATTTGACTCACTGTCAGTGGTCTTACCCTTGCATATGTCTCTGTACCTACAGGCTTACCATCTGCCCTTAGTGTTGGTGCATCTGCGTGAGCGGCGAGCCGTTCCGCTTCGCTCAATTCGCCCAGCCCGTCATCGTTATCATCCTGATAATCTTTATCATCCTGACCAGCAACCTCCAACGCCCTCAAATACTCTTCTTTTGATATCTTTTCCATTTTGATAACCCTCGCCTTTGACCAGCACACTGTACAAATCAACACCCTGTCAGTTTATACAGGTTTGTTCGCATTGTCCACAGGTTATCCTTCGCCCTGTGCATAACCCAAAACTTATCCACAGGTTGTTATCTTGTCCACAAGTTGTTAATGTGAACAACTCAACGATTCTGTGAATAACCCGCAGACCACTGTTGACAACCACTTATCCACACTGGTCGAAACCTTATCCACATGGGTCTAGGAACGATTTAAACACCCCTAGAAGCGATTTTTATTTTTACCCTACCCTACCCCTTGGCTTTTGATTTTCCCCGCCTTCCTGCCCGTTTTAAGCGTTTTAGAATACTTTCGTTAATTGCCCTGTTTTCTTAAACCTATCGTATACAAACCCTTGGAATTGGTTGCTCATATATAAATGCAGTCAACCTGACCGTCCGATCAATAACCCCACAAGTCACTCAGGCTTTTATGCCCTGCACTTGACACGGTTGTTTAAACCTCAGAGCATAAGGACTAGTAGATTTTTTTCACAAGGACTTACACCATGAACAACAAACAACTTGCAACACTGCAAACAGTCACTAAGCCTAATTGGATTGCATCAAAAATTGACAAACACATTGACGGCAACTTGGCATTCGACATTAAGGAAATTGGCGGCAAAGTACTGCTTTTTGCATCAAATGGCGAAAGCATCAAATGGTTTGAGAAACACACAATGATTTCAATGGTAATCGGCATTCGGGGCGGCATCAACAAAATCGAGGTGCATTGACATTTAAATAAGCTTGACTGATGAGCCGTGATGCGGCGAAACCCCCGCAAGGGGGTCTCAAGCAAACAACCCGAAAGGTACGACATGACACACAACACCCGCGAAGACTGGTTGACTGACGCTGTCGGTCAACTACGCCCAATCTTTGACCTGATCGGCAAACCTCTGCCCAAGCGCATTCGGGTTGCCACTGGTCACCCGCTCAACTTCAAACGCAACCGCCGCCTTGGTGATTGCCACGCCGCTGGTGAGTCTGCGGATAAGTCCATTGAGATCTGCATCTCCCCTACCATCGCCAAGCCCTTGGAAGTTTTCACCGTGCTTTTGTCTCAGCTTTGCCGTGCGACTAGCGGGGCGTTGACGTACGGTGCGGCTTATGGGGTTGTCGCCACTGAAATGGGGCTTGTCCCAACCAATACCGAAACCTTGGACGCATGGAAAACTTGCAAGGGCAACGCCCAATTCGCCGCCCTGTATGGCGACATGATCGCAGGGCTTGGCGACTACCCGCATGCACCCCTTGGCGTGGCTGATACCCGCACCCAAAGCACCCGCATGCTCAAAGCATTCTGCCCCGAATGCAGTTACACCGTGCGTTTAACCAGCAAGTGGGCGGCGATGGGTCTCCCATCATGCCCGATCGACAACACCGTGTTCACCCTCGAAACAATCTGAAAGGCTCACCATGACTGAAAAAGAAATCACCCTCGCCATCCTTGCCCTTGGACAGGGTCGCATTGTCGGGGCATTCAAGAAACTGCACCCAACCGATATCGTTCCCGCCGTCAACCCCAATGGACATTGCGCCAAGGTGTTGGCGCAGGGTGTTGTCAAAGGTTTTTTTACCTTGGACGATATCAAGTCCGCGCCTGTGCATGTCGCCCCTGTGGGTGCGGCGGTTGACCCTGCCATGTTCGATGCCATTGGTGCGGTTGCAAACCGTGCGGAGACCGTGGCACTTGAGGCGAAGGCGCAAGCAGTCGATGCGTATGCCAAGGCGCGCGATGCCGTGACTGTTGCCGCAGATATTGTCAAGCACACAAAGGCATCACTGAATGACTTTGCTGAAAAGCTACAGACCGAACGCGATATCGCGGTCAACGTCAACCCCGCGATTGTCGAGACCGCCGTCACCAAACTTATCGCCAAGGAATTCGATGCGTTTAAACGTGCGGTGGCGGACGCCAAGGCTGAGGAAGTCATTGCCGACATGACCGCCGTCCACGTGGTTGACCGCCGCTCTGCGCTGGACGTGTTCGGGTTCGACATTCGCAATCGCAAGGGCGATCCTGTCATGGTTGACATTTGGAATCACCCCGCCGCTCCCGCCATTGACCCCCATTGGGTTTGGTCAGAGAAAATTCTGCGCGCGATTCTGACCGTGCAGGGTACACACGACAACCTCTTTTTCGGCGGTCAAAAGGGTACAGGCAAATCGCAGACCGCAGAGCAATTCGCCGCCTACACTGGACGTGCGTTTACACGGTTTCAATTCACCAAGCACACGTCAGCGTTCGACTTCATGGGTTCGGACGGCATGACCAAGGGCGATACCGTGTTCAAAAAGGGCGCGGTGTTGGCGGGTCTGACCAGCCCAAGCACGGTGGTGTTGCTCGATGAAATCAGCATGACTGACGCTGGTGAGTTGGCGGTGCTGAACGGTTTTCTTGAACCCAACCCATGCATCAGCTATGGCGGTCAGGTGCATCGCCGTGCGGCAGGGGTGCTGGTGTTCGGCGCGGACAACACGCTGACCAGCGGCGATGAGTCAGGACTGTACGGCGGCACTCGCCGTTTAAACACCGCAACCGCAGAGCGGTTCGCGTCAGTAATCAAATTCGAGCATATGCCCGCCGCAATGGAAATCGACATTGTCGTGCGCCGCACTGGTTGCCCGAAGGGTTTGGCAACCCACGTGGTCAAAGCCCTGAACACCTTCCGCGCCAAGGTGGAGTCGGGCGATATCGTTGACGCACCATCGATCAGGCAAACCATGTACTTCATAAAAAACCTTCAACTAATGACCGTAGAGGACGCATGGGCGGCGGCGATCGGCAACCGTCAACCGTCCGAATCAGCGGCGGCGGTGCAAGCAATCAAGACCGCATGCATCAGCGATGAAGCCATTGAAAAGTACTTGACAACCTGATAGTCCTTGTTTTAAAATTTCACTATTACTAGCAAAGGCAGACCATGAAAACACTCAAAGGTTGGGAATTTCGCAAGGGCATTGAGGATGCCGCACACAAGGTTGCATCAACCCTCAAAATCAAAGTGACGGTGCGTTGGTTGAAAATCCCAACAGCATGTGTGGACAGTCACGGCAACATCGCCTTGTCCGATGTTCGCGATGATGCGGTGATCAAACAAGCCACGTACGTGCGGTACATGGGGTTTGTGATCCATGAGATGTTGCACAAAAAATACACTGGATTTGGCATCGAATTCAGCAACGAATACGTGCGGCAATTGACCAATGGTCTTGAGGATGCGCGGATCGAACACTTGGGCATCGCCGCCGAATTGACAGGCAACATCGCCAAGGTGTTGGGCGATCTTGCGGACGCGATCGCGAGTGAGGCATTGGACAAGGTCACCGACTGGTCAGACCCTCGCCAATTCCCCTTTGTGTTGGCGATCTACTGCCGCAACCACGGCACGGTGGACGTGCCTGTTGTTCCGCAAGTCAAAGCCCTGTTCGCTGAGACCCGCAAGCGTTTAAACACATGCACCAACACCCTGCAAGTCGCAGAGCTTGCCCAATGGGTCTATGACCAGTTGGTCAAACTGTCTGAGGATGAACCCAAGGATGAACCCAAGGACATGCCCGAACCCAAGGGCGGCGAGGGTGACGCATCGGGCGAGGGTGATGGCGAGGGTGACGCTGATGGTGACGCTGATGGCGCGGACGGTGACGGCGAAAGTGAATCAGGCGCGGGTGGCGAGGGTGGCGAGGGTGACGGCAAAGCCAAGCCTATCAGCCGCCCCGATCCCTCTGACGCGGTCTGTCCTGAGCCGACTGCTGAGGCTGAAGAGGGTACAGGCGGCGGCGTTAGTTGGTCGCCAAGCGCGATGATCAAGCACGATGGCATGCACACTGACGGCAAAGCACGTTGGGACTTGTCACCCATCGGCGGCGCGAAATTGCGCTACGAAGTCAGACGGTTGTTTGAGAATTCGGGCATCGATGAATTCCAATTCAACCGCCGCGCAGGTCAACTCAACAACCGCGCCTTGCACACTGTTGCGGTAGGCAATGACCGCGTGTTTAAACGTCACCATGAAGAGGGCGGTATTGACTCTGCGGTGGTGCTGATCATGGACTGTTCGGGTTCGATGTTCGATGAACGCATGAAACGTGCCGCGCCTGTCATGGCAACCCTGCTGGACACACTGGATCGCGCGGGTGTTGCAACCAGCATCATCACGTTCGGCACACACGTGTCCATGCTCAAGCCTTGGGGCATGACCAAGACCAAGGCTATGCCTTTGCTGGCGGGTCTCAAGTCAGGCGCAGACAACAGCGACTCCCAAGCCCTGCGCTATGCCCACACGCTGTTGCTGAACCGCCCCGAACAACGCAAGGTGACATTCATTTTGGGTGATGGCGGGGTTGACCGCGATGAAGAAAAACGGTGCATGGAGCAATGCCGCGCGGGTGAGAACTTGGGCATCACAACCATTGGCATTGGTATCGTTGGTGACTTGTCACGCATGTTCAAGAACAGCATCTACATCAATAATTTGGGTGATCTTGCAGATGCATCATTTAAACAAATCAAGCTTGCCGCATAAGGGGGAAACATGGAAGACATGACTTGGAATTTCAGACTGGTTGACATGACCGCCGTCAATGACGGCGAACCGTGGATCGAAATCAAAGAGGTTTACTACAAGGGTGAGAGACCAGCAGGGTACGCCTCTGCAACCATCGGCGGTGAGAGTGCCGCCGATATTAAAAAGGATTTGTTGCGGATGCTGATTGCTTGCAACAACCCTGTGCTGGTACTTGATGCTGATGAAAAATTTACTGATGACCGTACGAAAGGCGAATGATGAACTCAATGGCGTTATACAAACTGCTCAGCGAGCATGGAATTGATTTTGAGGTGGTGGAAATTTTTGAGGGCGTACGTTTGATACGTATATGCGTTGATGAACCTACAGATGAAATGGAACAAAGGGAGACACAAAATGGACAATGAATTCACACTGGAACAGTTTTCGGAGATCATGGAGTTATCGGAAAAGATCGAAGACCTTGTGGACGGTAAAGATTTTTTTATCTGCGCTCAGGCTTTGTCGGTGGTACTTGCGCGGGGCAGTAGAAGTGCGTTGGCTAAACACCGTCAGGAATTCAGCAAGGGTGACTTCATAGGTTTGTTTGCCAGCAAGATGGATTACTGGTGGGACTTCTACGATTACTTGGATGAGGTGCAACAATGAACGACACACAACGCGCAGAGTTACTCGCTATGTTTAAACAGTGCGACTGGTACTACAACTACGCTGAGGGCAATGCATACTACGCTGGACGCGAGTCCTACCAAAAGACCATGCGTATGGTCGATGCGGCGGGTGACGAGGGACGCAAACTGTTGGAGGCATACCGTGCAGAACACCGAATTGAATCCTAGAGACATTGCAATGCTGTACGAGGGCATGGTTGACATGATCAATCATTCCGAACTAGGCATCAAAGCCACGCAAGCCGTGTTGACCAAGGTGCTGGTGCTGTTGGCGTTGTCCAGCGGGTCGAGCAAACAGGAATTTTTAGACCAACTTGAATACGTTTGGGAGTTTGAAAATTTCTTTCAACCTGACGAGAAACATTGATTCTTTTGGGGCTGAGTATCGACATATGGCATATGTGGGCTTGTAGCTTGCCCCAAGAAGTGATTTGGGCTACAAGCACTTTCAAACAATCAACCGCAGATTGAATATGCTGGGGCGGTGACGGCGGGAGAGACCGCATTGTTTAAACAACTTTGAAAGGCAGGTTATGACTTTATTTATTTGTGATGGACGTTGGCATGACGATGGAAAGTTTTTCCACGGCGTGATTGTGTCGGATGGTGATTGGGACGGCATCGAAGATGCCAAAGATGAGAAGATATTTTTCTACACCGATGGCGAACCAGTGATTGGTGACCACGGTGAGTTTGTGATTGAACATGCAGAGGAGTGGACTCATGCCAAATCCGCTTTTGCAAGACAGTGATTTCTTTATCGCGGTAATCCGCAACCTGATGACGTTGGTGCGTGAGCTTGAACCCGACATTGTGTGGAGGGAACATCACAACGTGGACGACATTATGGAAGATGCAAACAACGCAATTTTGATTTTGAAAAAGGGAGAATGACAATGGCTAGATTGATTCAAGGACATGATGACGAGTGGGTGTTGCGTGACGAGTGGAGTATCGAAGATGTTCGCAACGTGGTTGAAACAAATGACATCGATGAAGAGTTGACCGATGAGGATTGTTTAAACATCTTGCGGGTTGCCGAGACCGCGTTCGATGCCAACGTTGGTTTGAATTGGGATTCGATTGGGTCTGCGATTGATTTTTACACCAAGTGTCGGCGGGACGGTACGCCGATGTTTTACCGTGGCAAACCCATCAAGGTGACCGCATGAGGGTTGTCAAAGTGCTGAGCGATCCATCACCCACGTTTGCATCCGCTGTAGCCCCTTGGGAATGCGTAGAAGTTATCAGGACTGCTGATGCAGTACCCAAGGGCGAGAAGTACATCAAGTACAAGGATGGTGCGTGGATTGTCTACCGTAAGCCCAAAGTCCATTTGGCAACACCAAGGTACGTTGGTCGGTATGACAATGTGTTGTCGGCTGTGCATACCTGCCGACTTGTTTAAACAAATGGAGGAATTATGAAACACATGACAGAAGCATACGAAGCATTGGTTGAACAATTAAAAGACAGTCTGAGAAAAGAATATGAAGATGCCGAAAAAAGGCGGGAAAGGGATAGAGCTATGCAAGATATTCTGACCATACACATCATCAAACATGGCGGAAAAGAAGCGGCAATGGAGGCGGGTCGTGAGATTGACACACGCTTTAAGTGTGGCTTTGAACATTGGGTAGATGACACGTTTTAACGTTTAAACGATCGCAGGCTCATCTGGTGAGCTTCTGGTTTGGCAGGCATCTGACAATGTTTAAACAGGGGAGCAGGACGCTCCCCTTTTTCTTTTAGAAGTGGTCTAGGTGTTCCTCATATGTGCCGCTGACTTTGTTGTACAGCAGGGACGTTTCACCCTGTTGACCCACCCACCGATACCGACACTTCCATACAGCGATCTCTACGCACCCATCGCCCCTATGCACGGTGATGCCGCAGTCGGTCTTTGCCCACCAAGCCATCGAACCTGAGATTGCCATGCCATCGGGGCGGGGCTGGTCTACACCTGATCGGTTGATCTTGGATGGGTGGGCAACGAACCACGTATGCACGTCATGCGTTTTGCAGAACTTGACCACACGCGACAGCATGGCACTGATCGCTTCCGTCTCTGTGGTGCTGGTCTTGTTCATGTCAATGTAGTTGTATGGATCGATCACCAACCCCTTAGCCCCAAAGCTTTTGACTGCGGTCGCCGCGCGGCTCAGGATTGAATCCAAAGAACTTGGCTCATCCCCATTGGTTTCGATAAAAACGAAATGTTCGTTGACCCATTTAAACGCCGCATCACGTTCTGCTTCCGTCATTCGTTCTTTGCCATCGAAGAACCGCTTCTTGGTGTAGATTTCCATCAGGCGGCTGATGTGAACCTCGGGCTGATTCTCAAACGAGCAGATCGCAAACTTCCAGTCGCTGTTCTTTCCAATGTTGACCATCAGTTGATCAACAAAGTTGGACTTACCCGAACTTGGGTAACCTGTGACCACCGTGAGTTGCGATGGGGCAACCGTGTAAATGTTGTCCACTGAGTCGTAACCTGTAGAGACTCCCTTGCCCGTGCCTTTTGAGTACAGGCTGTTTAAACGCTCAGAGAACTGCGCTGCGGTGCAAAGTCCTGCGACTGGATACGGCTCGGCACTGTCGATTATTCTTTTGATAAGAGTAGAGGGGACATCTTCCAATGTTGGGTCGTCATCCAACAGAACTTCGTTCAAATCTTTTTTGTCAAACTTGGCAAGTCTGCACTTGTCTTTTCCAATACGCCTTGCAAGCTCCTCTGCCAGTGCTTGACCTGATGTGTCTTGGTCTGTTGCCAGCACGACGTATGGTGCTTTGTCCAGTATGTCCTGCGCGTTGTGTATAAACGCAAATCTCTTATCGTCTTGACGGGACTCGGCTACCTTCATCGGCGCACCCCCGGGGACAGACACGACATTGTTTAAACCTGCCTCGATGGCGGAGAGGGCATCGATTTCTCCCTCAACAATGATGATTGGTTTGCCAGCTTCAACGTTGTCGATGCCAAAGAAATCATGTGCGCCGCCCATGTCTTGGGTGAAATCTTTGCTGTCGATGGATCGATACTTGGTTGCGACAAGACTGCCACGTCTGAAATAGGGGAACCCGATTGCAGGTGTGACTCGTCCAATCTTATGGAAGAACTTGTCGGCGGCAAAGAGTTTCATCTTCTCTGCGGTGGCGGGGGAAATTCCTCTGCTGTTTAACCAGTCGTAATGCGGCTGGGCGAGGGGCTTGTTGATGACCGTTGTAGAGGGGACGGCAGACAATTTGTGTTCCTTTCGAGGTTGCACTGAGCCATTTTCAAAACAGTGGTGGCAGTGATAGACAACCGCGCCGTCATCTTTGCGCGTAAGTGTCATATCTTTGATGTTTGATTTTCTGCGCTCAGGGGAGCAGAAGGGACATACCACCCTAGTCGATTCGTTGAAATGCGTTTGTTCGACCAGCTCGGCAATCATTTCATGCTGCCGTCAGACTTGCGTTTATACGATCTGTTGGTTGAAGCTGGCTCAGCTCGCAGATTGCTTCGTATAGTTGTGCCGCCCTTGCTCAGCGGTGTCTTGTGGTCAACATCTTTGCCGTCACCCTTGTGAACAACGCCTTCACGCTCCAACATTCTTCGGGCTTTGTTTCTCTGCGCCCGCTTTTTTTTGACTGCGGGTGTGCCGTCATAGTTGGCGTACTCTTTCGCATAATTACGTGGCATCTTGTTGTCTCCTTGTTTCAATCATTGCATCTGCGCATTTGTATGCATCACTTGATAAGAGGTAAACGCTTTCTCTGTGGGCATCGTTTGCCAACATTCCTGCCAATGCAAATGCGGCGAACAAGTCCCGCATCGTCATGTTGTTTAAATCAGTTTCCATTTGCTTCCTTGAATTTTTTGAGGTTTGTTTGTTCGATGACGTAACCCGAGCCGTGACCCAAGTCTTTTAAATTCTGCGGTTGGATTGCTTCTTTCGATTTGATGTACCCGACAAAGTCAACGCTGTCACCGTCAACAACACCGAGGACATAAATATCCACTTCTTGAACATCCTTGTCAATGTGAATCAAAAGTCTTCCACTCTTATATCTTGTCGCTTTTATATCAATCTTCAAGCCTTGATGGGTGATCAAGTCTGCCCCGCCCTTGCGCGGATACACAGACAAGTCGGGATACAGATTGAACTGTTTACCAAAAGCCATCTCTGCGAGGATGCCGTCACGATCTATTTGGATTGGGTCTTGTTTGCCCATCTGTTTGTCTGCGACATTGTTCACCCGCGCAGTGGTGTTTCTCATCACCGCTAGGGTTAACGCTATGGCAGACTCCGATGGAGTCATGTGGACTATCACAGATCCAACTTGATTTGGTTGGGCGGGGCAACAGTCTCAATCGGTTTCCCTTCTGCGAGGTGTTTAACCAAGTCTTCCTGTGATGCAACCCGAACGGTTAATTCCTGTGATGCAACAAAAGACAAAGCTTGCGCCCTGTGTGCGGCGCGGACAAGCCGAACACCCCTATTGCTTGCGATTAAATAAATTCTCACGTCACACCTTTACAAATCGTTTTAAGAAATCAGAAGCGCCTTTGCTTCTGTACCAAACATTTTTACCTACGACCCGCCACTTGTGATTGATCAAAGTAAAAACATATTGGTCTTCCACTACCACCGCCCCGCCACTGTCGTCCAGCTTGAAACGGACTCCAGACTCAACCAACACCTTCAAAGTCTTCAGCCTCTTGACCTCTTTGTCAAAAGGATCGCTGTAAACATCTTTGTGTTTTCTTGCTTCGTGCATCTCATCTGAATGGAATTCATTCAGTTTTATCAACTCGTCAATCTTTCCCAGCGTCAACACAGTCCCTCCCTTAGCCCCGCTGGGGCTGTTTATGTAAATTCACCCCAAAGACCCCCCTTCCCCACAGCGTGGGGTTGGAGGGGAGGTTCACCCGCCTTACGGCATTTGCATGGTTGGCGTAAGCCAACGCCCCTGTGCTTGCAAATTAGACCAGCACCACGGATTGTTGAGGGTAGTTGCCCCGCGCCATGACGCCTACCGTGTAGCCCTCT